AATTTTATTTTGACCATCTATATTAAATCCACTATGAACTTTAGTAAGTTCTGTGATGTAATATTCTGCCTGATTAAGTAATGACTGTTTAGATACATTACTATCCATTGACTGACCTATTTCTAATGCCATTTCATATACTAATGGATTATCAATACCACCTTTAACAACGGATTTAAAAAATTCAAAAAAATCATAACCAGGTTGGTTTAAATTAGTGAAACCTTTATCGTAAACATCCATAATTTTATCTAAAAATGGATTGTTGACAACAGAAGGTGGTACAGTATAAGTAGATTTAAACGTTTCTTTTGGAAATGTTACATCTGAGGAAGGAAATTTAACATCTGCTGTTGGAAATGTTGTTGGCGCAACAGGTGTTTTTGTTTCTTTTTGAGTTTTATTCTTTTCAGTAGAACTCTCATTTTCATCAATTATGAAAAATTTTTTGAAACCCATTTTTTTAATTTTTAATTGTTATTAATTGTTATCTATATTTTTTGTATCTGATTCTTCTTTCAGAATTTTTTCAACAAATTCTTTTTCTTTTTTATCTTTTTCTTCTTTAAATATAGGAACTAAATAATCAATCACATATTTAAGTCTATCAGAATCATTTTTAAATTCCCATTCATCAACAGATGACAAATCTACTGAATATAGTTCAGATAAAAAATTATAATCTGTTATAATTTCTGGTAGTTTATCATTTTTTTCAATTTTTACTACATTTTCTGTAATTAAAATTGTTTTATCTAATCGTAATGTTGCAGTATATGAATTTATATTATCAGATAAAAACACATTTAATTTTTCTTTTTCCAAAGAAATGACATTAATTTTACAAGAAAAAGGTTTTTCATCAATTTTAATCCAAGTGTCTTCATCAATTAAATTACTGACAATTTTCTCGATTTCAGAATTAAAATTAAAATCATTCTTTTCATATTCAATAACACTATCTAAATATTCTTTTAATAATTTAGATAAATCATTATTATATGCTAATAAATAATCTTCTCTTTTTTTCTTTTTTTCTTCTAATTGTGATATCATTTTATCCCAAGATTCCTTTTGTTTTTCAGCATGATCTTCTTTTTTCGCATTTTCATATGCTACTGGATCTTTTTTATATAGAAGAGAATCTTTAATTTCTAAAATCCTATATTCATCCTTAATAGATTCTATAAATACTGAAAAATCTGTTGATTCAGAAAAATTTGTGTTTAATTTTTCTTTTAGATTTTCTGTATTTGATTCATCTGTAAAAAATATTGCAGGTGCGAATTTCTCAACTATTATAGAACAATTTTTAATTAATTCTTCTATAATTTTTGTTGATGAAAATTCTAATGAATCTTTATCTAATTTTAAACTATTATTCATTAAATAAATAAGATGACCAGTTGGTTCCTCATTACTAATAATATGATAATTATATAATGTATCTTGTGTAAATAAATTAAGTAAATTTTTTTTCTTGCTCATATTTTTATTTTGAATTACAAATATACGGATTTATTTTGATTAAAAAAATTAATCAATTGTTTCAATTGTTATTTTTATTTTTCTTCCAATAAAAGAATTAAATTCTGTGTGATTTTTTTCTTCATCCCAAGAAACAATTTTAATATAAATTCCAGATTCAGATTCCATATCCTCCGACATTTCAAATATTAATGCTTGTCCACCATCTTCTTTTCTTACTTCAATTGGATCTAAAAACCCAGATGTTGTATGTGTTAATTTTTCCGAATATGTCGTTGTGTTTTTCATATTTAATTTTTTAAAAAAGTAAAGTCAAACATTATAGTCTGACTTTACTTTACTTTTTATTTAATCTTGTTTACCTATTTGATTAATTTGCTTAACTCTACCGTTATCATAAGTGATAGGACATTTTTCTGCTGTTGATAAAATCAACGTTTTAGATTTGACATTTTTAAAGTTTAATGAATCTGTATAACCATCAGTAAGAATAACAGTATTATACATATAAATTTTATTTTTCTTGTCAGAAATAAATTCAATACCAGGCATTAATGTTGTACCACCTAATCCTGCAATTTTCATTTTTTCAAGTTCTTTTTTATCTTTTATTTTAAGAACTTTTTGAATTTTAGCATCACATTGAATAAGATTCATTTGAATATCATTCTGAAAAATATAAGATAATACTTTTTCAAATTCACCGTTCATAGAACCAGACGTATCAAGAAGTACATTTATCTCATTTTTATATTTCTTATTACCTTTTAATCCAGGAATACCTCTACGGTTTGGTCTAACAATTGTTTTTTCTTTTTTAGAACCAAAAATATGATTACTCATTGCTCTTTTAATCTCCTTTAAGTAATCTTTTTTAGTTTTACGAAGTTTGTTAATAATTGATTCAACATCACCAGATTCTAACCCACGATTTTTAAGTTTTGTCATAACTCCTTCAACAATTTCTCGTTTAAGTTCTTGTGGAATATCATCACCTAAATGTGCATCAAGTGTATTTTGTTCTTCTCTTTCTTCACCTTCAAAGATGGTATCCAAAGAATACATATCAACATCATTCTTACCATATTTACCATATTTATCGTTTCCTGCGATATCTTTTTTACCTTCTCTGGATTTATTGTTGTGATTTTCATGACCACAATTTGGACACTTATTACCACTACCTTCACCTTCTTCTTCACTTTCTCCATCACCATCTGAACCTTCACCTTCTGATGTATCTCCTTTTTCACCTTTTCCAGATTGATCTTTTTCTTTTCCGGACTGACCTTTTCCAGATTGACCTTTTTCTTTTCCAGATTGACCTTTTTCGTCCTTTTTTTCTTTTCCGTCACCTTGATTACCTTCTTCCTCACCTTCTTGTTCACCATCTTCTTTCTTTTGCATAGATGAACCACATTTAGGACATTTATTAGATTCATTTTTCATTTTTTGAATCTTATCTTTATTTTCTTCCTGCCATTCTCTTTGTTTGTTGACAAACCATTCATATAAATCCTCAAAAATAGCCTCACCTTTATATTCTTTTGGAATAAATAATGCACTATTATTTTTGTACATATCTTTTGGTACACTAATGAATGGTTTTGGTCCTGAACCAAGACCTTGTTGTTTCATAATTTCATCATGAATGATTTGATTAATAATCATATCCTGAACAATATTTGCTGTACGAGCATTATGACCAACACTTCTTTTAATGTGATCAAATAGAATATGGAATTCTTCGTGAATCAATAAAAAATTTATTTCTGGTTGAGGAAGACTATCAATAAATTTACGATCCCAATAGAAATTCATACCGGCAGAAGTAACGTTTACACCTGCTGTTGGAATATAAGGATTGTTTTTTGATTCAAAAAAATTGATAAATAAAGCGAATTCACCATAATAAGGTAAATTACCAGTTGCCATCATAGCCACGACTGCTTCAGTAAGCTTTTCGTGCATTTTATCAGGTATTACGAATTTATAGAAATCTTGCATTTGAGTTGTTATTAATTTTATAATACAAATATACGAACTTTATTTTAATCTACCAAATTTATTTTCTATTTTTTAACCAAACCAAATATAATATTAAAATTACTACAATTGGTATGAAAATTTCATGATTAATTTGAATTGTTTTTTTCAAACCAATCATTTTAACTTCTTTACTTAGTAAATTACCTAACTTCTTTATTGACTGAAATGTAGTATCCATTTCATGAGAAATAGTATCCATATCTCGGATAACCTTCTCAGTATCAAACAATTCTTTTTGGTTAGTGACCCTAATAATAGAGTCCATCTTAGATTCAGAAAAACTAGACAGAGAAATTGTCATTAATAATAGTATATAAATATATCGTCTCATAGTTTTTTTATTTCTACAAAGTTAATATATTTTTTCAGAATAAAAAATAAACTTTAATTAAAATGTTCTTATTAGTCTATTTTTAGACCAGAAATATGTTAAAACATATCCGCCAATTAATCCGCCAAGATGTCCAAAATGAGCGACACCAAATCCATATACAGGATTTATTATTGATAATATACCGAATACTAATGAGAAAATAGCAAATCCGTATACCATTTTTTTGATTTTAATCGGTAAAACGAAGAATAATAAAACAGTTGATTCAGGTGAAATAAAAACATATGCCGCCATTAATCCACATAGGGCACCAGAAGCACCGACAGCGGCACCAGTTCCAAATAATAACCAGAATAGTCCGGATATTATACCACTAACAAAATATAATGTTAAGAATTTATTGTTTCCGAGTGTTTGATTTAGTTGATTACCAAAAGACCATAGTACAAACATATTTAAAAGTATATGAATTATACCACCATGTAAAAACATAGATGTTAAAGGTTGCCATGGATATACACTTGAAATATCAGATATTCCATAACTAGCAAAATATTTAAACATGGATGGAAATAAATATGTACTCAGTATAAAAAAGAATACATTAACAATAATTAAACTTTTTACAATATCTGTTGAATTACCAATTGATGTAAATTTATAAACAGTTTCTTTTCTTTTCTGATTTTTATTTTTATTAGTTTTATATTCTTGATATTCTGGTGTATTAAATATTTTTTTAATTTCATCTTTTTTTAAATTAAAATCATATTTATTTATATCATTTTTTCCGTTCATTATTTTAAAATTTAAAAAATTAATATTAATCTTCTCTTTCAACTCTTGCTGAAAATTTGTACATTTTACTTAATTCAACATGTCGTTTTATATCAATCCAATCAGATTTTATCTTTTTTATCTTATCTTTTTCATAAGGCGTTTTTAGTAGATAATCCATCCATAATTCTGGATCAATAAAACTCTTAGCATGAAGAATGATGGCATATAAATACCATCTTGTTCTCCATAATTTTACATACCATTTTGATGCTTCATATGATATCATTCGTCTACTCCATTATGATCTATATCTTGAAATTTTTTCAAGACTCTTTTTTTGATAATATTCCTACCTTTTTTAATTTGAGATTTAACGGTAGATAGATTAATATTCAATTCATCAGAAATTTCTTTATATGCCATTCCTTCTATTTCTCGCATAATTAAAACTTTCTTATACTTTGAATCTTTGTCAGGTAAATTGTAAATAGTGTCTTTTATCAGATTTGCTTTTTTGACGAATATATTATATTCATCAATATTTCTTTTTCCATCATCAAACGGAATAATGTTTGATAAATTAAAATTTTCTGATAATTCTTTATCTAAAGAATTTGTTGGTAATCTTTCACTATCCTTATGTGCTTTTTTAACAATATTTTCTGCTATTTTATATATCCAGGTATTAACTTGTGCTCCACCTTCATCTGGACGTTTATACGTGCTAATATTCAATAATGCTTGAATAAAAGCATCTTCTACATGATCTTCAGCCACATCAGAATCTTTGGTATATTTGGCAATATACCACATCAATTTTGGCTTATAGTTTTTGTAGAATATCTTAAAATTTAGACCTGTTCGTTCTTCAAACTGCATTTCAAGGTCGTTAATTTTATCGTTTTTATCAGTGTTTATCATATATAATTTGATCTTTTTTTATAGTAAATATTATTGTATTTGTTTAATTTTTTAAATATATATTAAAAAAATAACATTGTGACGTTACATAATTATTTTTATTATTTACATAATTGCCACCTTTACAATTAAATTTTATCCAGAGTTTCAATCACTCTTCTAGATTCTCTTGCAATTATTGACGTGTCTTGATCTTTAAATAATTCAACATAAGCATTATATAATACTTTTGAATTTATAGTTAAATCTTCAATTTTATCAATATTTGCTACGGTTAAATTTGATAATGTATTGTAGTTTTTTCTGAATCCATGATATCCCATGAGCCTATTACCTAATGCTCTAAGTTTTAACTCACCAGTTTTTATTACTTTACCTTCTTCATTAAAAAGAAGTGCTTTTGCAAAATTAACAATAGTCACCTCTTTATTTTTAAGATCCTCAATAGTTTTAATATGAAAATTGATATCCATATTAAAATTGATCAAATTATCTGAAAAAGATTTTATTTTATCCGGTAAAGAAGATTTGTAATGTTTATTACTAAAACTAGTTAATATTGTGATTGATTCTACTCTACCATTAGTGTCAACTTTAACTAATCCAACATTCATAGATAATGCTTTTGACTTGTCTGTTGAATTTACAATACTGATCATTTTTTCATATCGTTCATTATCAATAAACAATTCATCACCAATAAGTCTGAGTTCCTGAACACCACTTGCGGCTTTCAATTTATATATATCAGGAGTAAAATATTTCTGAATTTCGGATAAAATTGATTTCGAAAAATTTGTAAAATCAAAATTGTAGTAAACTTTAGAAACATCTACTTTACAAATTTCATTACCATCATATGTTGTTACTAAACAACCATTTTCTAAAGTATTATCAAATTTATCAAGATTCTCATTAATCTCAACTGAATTGAACGGTTTACTAATAAAAACTGACCTTTTAGGTAAAAAAAATCTTCTCATATCTATTTCTTATTTGTTTATACAAACATACATCATTTTTTTTGAAATAAAAAAGTTTTTAATAAAAAATAATTGAGTCTTCGTCTTTAATACCATTCTCAAATGATTCTTTATCAACTTTACACTTTTTTAATTCTGTGCGATTACTACCAATTGACAACTCACACTCAATGTTAAAGGTCTTCTTACCTTCTAATACATTAAATCTACCAACCGACATAGATAATAATCTTGGCTCCAATTCTTTAACAAAATTCCAAAGTTTAATTTTCATGTTTTTTATCTTATTTGTTTCTACAAAAATACTACATTTATTTGAAATAACAATGTATTTCCTGATTTATAATTTCATTATTTTTTCAACTTCCTCTTTAGAATCAGGACAACCGAAATAACAAACGTCACTTATTTTATTTTCTAATTTTTCCAATTCTGAATAATTTCCATCAACTAATTGGAATAAAAAAAGTGTTTGACTATTAGATCTCTTTGTTTTACTTGTTAACAGATTCAAAGTCTCTTTATCTAAATTATACTTATAAGTATTTGACTGACCATATTTTAATTCCATAATAAAAGTATCTTATTTGTTTCTACAAAGATAGAACAATTTTTTGAAATGACAACAATTCTTAATATTTATTTTTAATTATACGTATTTTTAATTAAAGTGTTACAATTCACGCCAATATGAAACTTCATTACCTGTCATAAATCCTTTAATATTTTTACTTGGTCTTATTCTAAATGGTTTTTCATCTTTAGTTCCATCTTTAAATTTAACCTTATAATATCCCTCTGTTTCAGGTAATCTTTCTGTTACAGGTATCCATTGCTTAATACTGCAATTTTTTTGTGATTCTTTACTACTCATATTTTTATACTATTAAATTTATCTACCTGTTCTTTAGTGAAATAATGTAATTTTACAGTGTGAGTATATACATCATTTTTATAACACTTAATTTCAAAACACCTATCTTCTTTATTATCAGACCATTCTTCATAGTACTTAATTTTAAATTTCCTATAAATGAAAATATATAAAGTGAATATTTTATTAAAAATTTTCTTTATCATAATAGTAATTTTTTATTTTTAATTTATTTACAAATATACTATTTTTTATTATCAAAAAAAAATAAATGTACCTATTTTGCATGTTTTTTAGTATTTTTTATAAAAAACAATTTTATATATAATACAGTAAAAAGTATAAAGTGATAAATTTTATAAAAATATTTTAATATATAACTAAAAAATAATTTTTAAATTATGCCAATCAAAGACAAAGATTTCGGAAAATACAAAAGACCAGGTATTTTTATCGAAGAAATTGATAGTAGTATTATAGAACTTCCAGTACAAGATGTTCTTATAAATTTAGTTCCTGGCTTTTCCAAGAAAGGACCTTTTAATGCACCAATTTATGTAACAAATCCAAATGATTTCACCGCAATTTTTGGTGATGATGATAGAAGACTAGAAAATAAAGGTTCATTTTTTCATAAAACAGTTAAACAAATGTTAAAAAATGGTCCTGTTTGGGCTCTAAACCTCTTAGCTACAAATCCAAATAGGGATAAAGTTGATTGGCAAACCATATCACTATCTCCACAATATCAAAATAGTGATATTAAAAGATCTGCTTATGAATCATTCTATAATCGTCAAGATTTTTGGGAACGAGATTCTGATGCCTTCTTAAACCTTGTTAAAGTGAATAATTTTGGTGTAGAAGATAACCAGAGATTATTTCACATCACTAATATGGGTGATAAAGATATTACAGTTTTTATGTTTAAATCAAGTATTACTGGATTTAATGTAACTGCTGAAGAATGGTATGGCGACAGAACTAAAGTTCCAGCATATATTGATTATAGAGAACTTATATCAGATTATCTTGTTAGTGTTGTTGTTGTTGCTGGTGACTGGTCAGACTATAAAACATTAGCAAATGATACTACATTTAGTAAATATTTCAATAGAAATGGATTAATAAAAACTCAAGTAAATAATTTCCTTAATGAAAGAACTGTTACAATTTTAGGAAAATATGATTGCTCTCTAATACCATATTTCAAAGATTTAAATAATAGAGATATGTATATTAAAAATATCATTAATAGTAACACAGACAAAACAGGATTATTCTGTACTTATAATGAGGATTCTTTATTAGAAGCCGATTTTAAACTTGGTAATCTTGATATTATTGGCGATATTATTGTTGGTCAGGACATTTCTAATATAAAATTTATGTCATATGAAACAATATTGAAAGAACAACTAACATACACCCAGAAATATCTTGATAGTAGTAATAACGTAATTACTAACAATTCATCAAGTTATAATCTACCAATGAGTGGTACATCTAATAGAACTGGTATTTATACTAACGGTAACACATATCAAATCACATATGATTCTACAAATCCTCTAACTGCGGCTAGTGGCGTTACATTATCTATTGATTTTGCTGCTGGTGTAGACGCATATTATGTTATAAATGGCTCTTTAATATCTGGCATTACAAGTCAATCATTAAATGTAAATCCAATATCATATACCGTTGGTTCCAGATATGATGTCGTTTATCTTACATCAGATAATACTATTAATATACTATATGGTACACCATCTAATACATTAACAGGCGCTATACTACCTGATTATACATTTAGTTTAGATAATACAATTATATTAGGTTATATAAATTTAACAAATTCAGGTGTAACTGGATCGACATTAACATATATACCTGTATCAATAAATGATACCTCACATTTACCACTTAATAATATTGATGTTACTGATGGTTATGATTCATTAGGTACTTTTTTGAAAATTGAGTTCACTGGTACATCTGGTAAAACTGGAACATATAATGATTATAATTATCTCAGAACAATACAAGCATTTTTTGAAATGTATGATAAAGTGACTGTTCAGAGTGTATTGGTTCAAGTTGGTACTGGAGAATTTGTAGATGGTATAAAAACACCTGTATTATCAGCAATTCCATTTGATGTTACAACAACAACTAATGCAAGTATAAAATTTTATATTGATAGTCCAGAATTATATCATTCAGGAAACACATTTTTATTATATTATGTTGATAATGAATTTTTATTACATGATAGTTTTATAAATACTAACACATTAAAAACTAGATATGATATTCTTGGTACTATAACTAAAACAGGTATTGTTGCTGAATATTCAGCATTATATCAAGACTATTATAATGGTATAATAAATAACTTAGATTATTTCTATATTAATAATAACAGTGGCACAACTTCTAAAATTTTATTGAAAATGTTTTTGGATCAAAACAATATACTTACTGTTAACTTTTTAGCAGCACTTCCAGATACATTATATGAAGTTGAACAAAATGATTGGACTGATTCTCTTAAATATAACAAGCAATTAGTTATTCATTCATATAAATCTAACTGGGAACAATCACTTGAAATACAAGATTGGTTCGGAGATGATCTTAATACATGTCAACAAATATGGGTAGATAAAAATAGATATTCAGAAATTACTAAAGGTAGTTATATCGCAGCATATTATGATGAAGCATATTATGAAGCTCCAAATGGCGCTGGATATTTAGAAGGCTCAGTACCTAGAAAATTAACTAGAGTTGTAAATGTTAAAAATGATCCAAATAATGTAGATTTAAAAATTCTATATACAGATTCACCTATTAAAATATCTGATTTTAACATATTAACAGGTACAACACAAATTGATTATCAAACATTTACATATTCAGCAATTGATGTTTATGTTGATGAATACAAAGCTTTGAAAATATCACCATTTGTTGTACATCCTGATTCTATACCTAATGGTACAGACGCTAGACAGAATTCAATACTTAATATTATTTCTAAAGATACTAATCTTGCAAAAGGATTAGCCGATAAAAATAAAATTTCTTGGAGATATTTAGTAGATTCATTTGGACTAGGATTAGTTCCTATGGATGGTTATGGCTCAAAAC